TCACGGTGCGGTTTGAGAATACGGTGCTGCTGGCGCAGGCGCAGGGCGGCACGCCAGCGGAATTCGCCATGGCCTTCACGATGGACGCCAATCGCAGCCTGACGATCACACTGCATGAGGTTTATCTGGCGTTGGCCAAGACGCCGATTGAAGGGCCGGCGGGGGTGGAGGCGAGCTTTGATTTCAGGGCTGCGTTCAACGCGACGGCGGGGCGGATGATGACGGTGGTGCTCAGGAACCAGCAGGCGGGGGCGGAGTACGGGTGAAGGGAACGCCCACCAACGCGAGTAACGACAGCATAAACTCGAAGTGAAGGCTAGATTTTCTGTGCTTTAGGATCAGGAATCCAAATAATCGGCCTTTCGCTCTAAATAGGGGATTAGGTCCTCAAGCATCACGCCTGCGCCTTTGGATTTATTGCACGATGGGTGAGTTATCTGGAGGTTGTCGGACTCATACCCACCGCCTCGGCTGAAGGGTATCACGTGGTCGACATGGAACGCGCCCAACGTCGACTGCTCGATGGCTATGTTGCAAAGAGGACAAATGCCGTCTTGGCTCTCCAGCATTTCCGCGATCAGGGCTGACGCTAAGCGCCTACGCCTGTGATGTGGCATATTGCGGATGATGGACGAGCAATCCTCGGCCACAATCCAGACCTCCTCCCAGGCTAACCTTTCGATATCACCCATCTGCTCGGCCAATTTGCTGAAGCGGCCCATCAGGCGGCCCGCTCAGCCCGCGTGCGGATGGCGCGGAGGCGCGTACGGGTCCGCTTCGCGCGGTCAGCCAGTTCTGCCGCCTCGAGCGCTCCGATGGCGGCTTCAACAATATCAAGTGCTTCCGAAACCTCCTCTATCAGTGCTTGGCGTTCTTCCTGCGTCCTACTACTCAGCGACTGGGATTTTTGAACGATCCGGGTCAGGCGTTCCTCAAAGCTAGGCGCCTGACGCTCAACTTCTTGTACTTGCTCCGGCGCCGATTTCGACCATAGCCAACTAAGCAGCCCCATAATTGTTCCCCTTTGCGCGCGCTTTTTCCTGAGAATTATTTTTACCACGACGCGCGGTAGTCGCTCAAGCGGGCGTTACCTTGGCATTACGCCGTTAATAGGCGCGCTGTACGGAACGCGTCCGTTCTTACATGTAGGCTGAGCCCGGGCCGGGCACATTCTTGTTGATCTTCGGTTCAGCCAATTCCCGTGAACCAATGGAGGCCTCCATGCTCACCCTCGACCTCCCGGCCGAGCCTTATTGGCTCACTTACCCCTGCACCGTAAGGGAAGTGGTCCGGCGCCAGCCGCGCGAATGATCTGCGAGCGTAAGACGCCTTCCTAGCTCTACCTGAAGAAATCCCGCTGGATCTGCAGCGACAGCTGGCGGGGTGAGGCCTTCGGGGTAAGGTAGCGTGCGACCTCGCCAAAGAGCGCGTCGGGATCAGCAAGCTCGTCGTCGGTGAAGACGAGGACTGTGATGCCATGCGTTCGAAAATAACGCTTCAGCTTCGTTGTTTCCTTTGTAAAGTTAGCGCTCGCTTCGGCGTTGATTACGGCCTGCGTCTTATCTTTGGTGCCGGTCAACTGGCCGTGGGACGACCAAGGCGAAAGCTCGAAGCCAACGCGTGTGTTCGCGGCCACATCGATGATGCAGAAATCGAGCCGGTACTGGTGCCTTGATGCCCTTCCAGCATAGCGGAGTTCGGGGATCAGCAGCAAAACCTCTTCTGGGTTTGCCGCTTTTCTCACATAGGCAGCATAGCGCTCGGCCAGCGCGTCGCCGTGGACGGATTTATTTTGCCGCACAAGCACGTTTTGGAAGAAGTTTAGATACGCATCCACGTCTGCGAAGCACTGCCGACGATTCTTCCCCGGCACAACAAGCCCAGTCCTTAGGACATGGCCGATAGACCAGTAGCGCGGCTGAAAGTGGCGGATTTCACTGACATCGTTCTCCCATGCGCTAGAGGCAAAGCGGGGCGTGACAAGGAGGCCCCAGTCGGCACTGTTCTGACCAATCCAGAGTTCGGCCTGCTCTGTGACCGGCCGCACTTTCGACAGTTCCTCGTAATGCGAGAGGTAGGACCGGCGCAAGAAAATCATAAGATATTCTTGTAACCCCTTCGATGTCCGTAGTTTCTGCCAGAGTTCATCGATCGCGTTCGGATAGCGCCGGTTGATATCCGCTGCGGCCTTTAACCCCTGTAGCCAAATCTGTATGAATTCTTCCGAAGAATTTATAACTTCGTGCTTTAAATCTATAAAAACATCTGATTTGCTTCCTATCACTGCATTGACTGAGGCCTCATTTTTATAGCCCGTCTGCTTCAGAACTGTTGGAAGCAAAGTACGAAGCTTGGCTTTAAGCTCTGCGATTTCTTTATTTCTGGCGGTTTTCTCTGAGTCGCGTTTCGCCATGCGGGCCATAACCTCTGTCAACGTTTCGCAAAATTTTAGCGGTTTTGTTGCCATATGCCTATGGGTTTGACAGCACGCTACTCCGTAAGTGCGACCCCAACGGGTAATTTCTCTCCACGCCGATCTCAAGTTCCAGGCCGAAGCCATTGGTCTATTCGAGTCTGCCAGCCAAGCCACAATCTCCGCGGGTGAACGAACCGGCTTGGTTTATAAGTTGGACTCTTCTGACTCGCGGCTGTCCCTGTCGCTGTCGAGCAGCGGCTGTTTCGCCCACAATCGCCCAAATGGAGCCCCCCATGCTCACCCTTAACCTCCCGGCCGAGCCGTACTGGCTCGCCCTCCCACGCGGCGTCCGCGTGGAAATCCGCCCCATAACAACGGCGGTGATGGCCGCCGCCCAGGCAGCCTCCGCCCGCCGCCTCAGCGCGCTCCGTGCGGCAGAACCAGACCTCGACCCCGACATGGCCCGAGGCCTCGCCTTCGCCTTCCTGGTCAAGGCGCTGGCCCGCCACGCCATCCTCGCCTGGGAAGGCATCGGCGATACCTCCGGCAAGCCGCTACCGCTTTCCCCCGACGCGGTGGAACGCCTGATGGACCTGGACGATATCGCCGCCGCCTTCTGGGACCGCGCCACCGCGCCCGTCGCCGCCGTGGCCACGGAGGGAAACGGCTAAGGGCCCGCGCCGCATGGCATTTCGGCAGCGGGCCCGAATATTGTCGCGGCTGCGCGGCCATCGCGCGCGATTGCGGCGATAGCTGCCCCTACACGGCACACGCACCGGTCAGCGTCGAAGCCCATGCCTGCTGGGCCGCCGGCACCGCCTGCGCTGAGGCGGGCATGGCTGGCATCACGCTCAACCTCGCCAATGCGCTCGCCGCCGCGCGTGACCTTGGCGCGCAGGGCTGGGCCGCTTCGGAAATGCTGATGGCGCTCCGCATCGGTATGGCGGAAGGCATCGCCACACGCGGCAGGGAGGAAACGCCCCATGGCTGACGCCACCCGCCGTGTCTCGGTGCGCCTGTCGCTCGATGACGCCGCGCGCGTAAAGCAGGAATTGCGTGAGGTCGGTGAGGCCGGCCAACGCTCCCTCGCGCGTATTCAGGGCGGCGCGGAACGTGCGTCCCGCGCGCTGGATTTGCTGGATGTCGCGGTGCGCGGCGTGCAGATCGCGGGCCTCGCCGCCGGGCTGCGCGCGGTGGTGGTCGCAGGCGATGCGCTCACCCAATCCATGGGGCGGCTGAATACCGCGCTCGGTTCGGTGGAACGCGCCGGAGAAATCTATGACCGGCTCTATCAGGATAGCCTGCAAACCGGCGTCGCCGTGCGTGAAAGCGTGGACGCCTTCGCGCGGTTTTCTATCGCCGCGCGGGAGATTGGTGCCACTTCGGATCAGGTCGCAACGCTCGTCGGCGGCTTGCAGCGCATCGCCATCGCTTCGGGCGCCTCGCAACAGGAAATTTCCTCCGCCACTCAGCAGCTGGCCCAGGCCCTGGCATCGGGCACGCTGCAGGGTGATGAACTGCGCTCCATCCTGGAAGGCCTGCCCACCCTTGCGCAGGCGCTGGCGCGCGAGCTTGGCGTTTCCATCGGTGAACTCCGCAAGCTCGGCTCCGAGGGCAAACTCACCGCCGATACGGTTTTCCCCGCGCTGCTGGGCGCCGTTGAAAAGCTGAATGGCGAATTCGAACGCGCGCCGCTTTCGGTGGGGCGCGCCTTTGGGCAGCTCACCGTCGCGACGGATCAATTCCTCGCCCGGCTGGATCAGGCCATCGGCCTTTCCAATACTTTGGCCCAGGCGCTGTCCGGCGCGGCGCGCGTGCTGGATGGCGTGCGGCGCGGCTCTGGCCTTTTGCTGCCCACCGAGCAGGAGGCCGCGCGCCGTGCAGAGGCTGCGGCACTGCGCGCGCAAATCGCCCGGCTTGAGGCTGAAATCGAAGGCCAAAGCCAGCCCACCGAACCACGGCGTGGTTCCATCCGCAGCGGCTTGGTCGGCACCGCGCAGCAACAGGCCGGGGTGGATCGCGCCGCCCGGCTGGAGGAATTGCGTCGGCAATATCAGGAACTCGCGGAGGAAATCACGCGCGGTGAACAGGCCTCCGGCGAGAGGCAGCAGCGCGAGGCGGAAAGCGCCGCTGCCCAAGCCGCCGATGCACGCCGCCGCCGCACAGCCGCGGATGCCGAGGAATTGCGCCGCGCGCTCGATGACCGCTTTCGCATCAATAGCGAATATGAGGACCGCGTCCGCCGCCTGCGTGAGGCCGAGGCCGCCAGTGGCATCACTGCCGCGGATCGCAGCCGGCTTGAAACCCTGGCTTTGCAAGAACGTGATGAGGCGCTGCGCCGCATTGAAGGCACCACCCGCCGTGTGGCCGCCATCCAACCCGCTGATCGCGCGGCGGAACGTGAGTTGAACGACCTGCTGCGCGAACGCGAAAGGCTGATCCTAGATAATGAGAATGCCTATGAACGCTATCAGCGCCGCCTGGAACGGCTGGGCGATTTGGCGGAGCGTGCCGAGCGTGCAGGCCGGCCGATCCCCACCGAGACCATCGCCCGCGAAGGCGAACGCGCGCTGAACGAATTGGAGGAGGCCGAGCAGCGCATCAAGCGCAGCACGGAAAACACCCGCGACGCCGCGCGGGAATTGGGCTTTGCGTTTTCCTCGGCCTTTGAGGACGCGATTGTGCGCGGCGCCAGGCTGTCTGAAGTGCTCAAGGGCCTGTTGCAGGACATGACGCGCATCATCGCCCGGCGCACCATTACCGAACCTTTGGGCAATGCCGCCTCAGCCGGACTTTCCAGCATTGGCGCAGGGAACTGGCTGAATGATATCGGCACCGCCATTGGTGGATTGTTCCGCGCCGAGGGCGGCCCGGTGGCGGCGGGTCAGCCCTATATCGTTGGCGAACGCGGCCCGGAATGGTTTGTGCCGAACCAGGCCGGCACGGTGCTGCCGAACGGCAGCGCGCCTGCCGGCACCACGATCAATACCTCCATCGCCATTGATGCGCGCGGCGCCGATGCCGGGGTTGAGGCGCGGCTGCGCATTTTGGCCGGGCAGATTGCGCGGCAGTCATCGAGCATGACGCTGGATGCCATTCGCCGTGGCGGCAGCGCTTATGAAACAGTGCGGGGATAACAACCATGGTTGAATATGCCTGGCCCGAGGCGCTGCGCCCGACGCGGCTGACATTTTATTTGCAGCACAACACCACGCGCTTTGTCTCACCCATCACGCGCCAGGCGCAGGTGCTGCGGCGCGAAGGCGCACGCTGGGTGGCGCAGGCGAGCTTTGAACCGCTGGATCGCAGGCGGGGTGGCATTTTGGAAGGCTTGCTTGCGGCGCTGGCGGGATCGCTCAATACGGTCAGGATTTATGACTGGCGGCGGGAATTCCGCAGTGGCGATCCGCGCAGCCAGGGGCAAGTGCCAAGCGGGCCATTCTCCTTTGATGATGCGACGATCTTTACCGATGGCACCGGCTTTGTGGTGGGGTCGGGCAATCCCGCGCTGGCGGCGGGTGCGCCGCGCGGTGCGCTCTCGATCCAGACGCAGGGTTGGTATCCGAATGCGATTGCGATTGGTGCGGGGGACATGATCGGCCTTGCCGGGCGGCTTTATATCGCGACCGAGGCCATCACGGCATCCGGCACCGGCACTGCAACCATTCCAATCGCGCCGCCCTTGCGCGAGGCTTTGCTGGTGAACCAGCCGCTGGTGCTGACGAGGCCCAGCGTGCCGATGCGGCTGGTATCGGATGACGAGGCCGCGAACCCAACTCGCCCGGGCGGCTTTACCGCCATCACCATCCGGCTTGAGGAGGCGTTGTAATGTCCGGCAGCAACCCATCGCCACGCCTCACCCCCGCTGCCATTGCCGCTGCGGCGTCACCAGTCGCGGCCCCTGTTGTGCTGGTGGAGCTTGATTTTGCCTCGGGCTTTTTCCGGGCATGGACCGGGATTGGTCCATTGCATTGGGCGGGGAAGGTGTTTGAGGGGTTGGGCGCGATTGGTGCCGTTAGCGAGATTGAGGAAACAGTCGAACTCCGCGCGGTGCGGTTGACGCTCTCGCTCTCACCGGTGCCGCAGGAGGTTGTGGATATCGCGCTGGCGGAGCGCAGCTTTCGGCTCCGTCCGGCGAGGCTATGGGGCGTGCTGCTGGATGCCGAGGGAGCTTTTGTCGCTGATCCATTCCCGCTTTGGGCTGGGCTGATGGATGTCATGGAAGTGACGGATGGCGCGGAGGCGCGGATTTCGCTGACTTGCGAAAGCCGCCTGGTAGATCTCGAACGCGCCGAGGTGCGGCGCTACACGGATGCGGATCAGCAGGCGGAATATCAGGGCGACAGGTTCTTTGAATATGTGCCCGCCTTGCAGGAAGCAGAAATCCGCCTGCCAGCGCAGTGATGCGGCGAAAAGATTGGGCGGTGCGGCTGGCGGCGCTGCTGTCGGCGGCGGAAGCACGCGCCTTTGATACGCGGCATTGGAATTGCGCGAGCTTCGCGCTCGCCGCTGTGGAGGCTGTGACAGGCCACAAACCCAGCGTGAAGGTCCTGCCATCGCTTGAAGCCTCAGCCGATAGCGCTGGCTTTCCGCGCATCGCGCCCGCCTATGCGCGGCACGGCGATATCGTCCTGGCTGGCGATCCGCCGCGCCTGGGCGTGGTGGTCGAAGCAGGCCGCGCGGCCTTTGTTGGGCCACACGGCCTGACCACCGCAGCAATCACCGAATGCAGCATAGCCTGGAGGATCGGTTGAATGCCCGTCGCCATCCCGATCATTGCCGTCGCCGTTGGCGCGGTGGCCTCTGCCGCTGTCGGTGGTGGCATCATCGGTGCCTTGGTCGGCGCCGGCACCGCCTTTGCCATTACCAGCGTTGGCGGTTCGGTCTTTCCCTCGCGCCCGCCCTCATCCCCCGCTATTCCCAGCCGCGCGGTCGATAATACCACCGCCCCCGGCGCAGGGCGCACGCAATCCTTTCGCCAGCCTCTGACCGAACATCAACTCGTCTTTGGCCGCATCAAGGTCGGCGGGCCCATGGTGTTCATTCATTCGGCCACCGATGATCAGGGTCGCGCAGATGGATATTTCTACGCCGTCATCGTGCTCGCCGCGCATCGCGTGCAATCCATCGGCGATGTCTGGCTGGGTGATACGCTGGCGACTGATGCGAAGTTTGCCGGACTGGTGCGGATTGATCGCCATTTGGGCGCGGCAGACCAAGCCGCCAACGCAAATCTGATCGCCGAGACCGGCGGCAAATGGACCGCCAATCATCGTGGCCGCGGACGCGCCTATGTCGCGGTGAGGCTCAAAATCACGGCCCAGGCCTTTCCCTCTGGTCCGCCCAACATCGCAGCCCTGGTGCAGGGTGCGAACACCATTCTGGACCCGCGCAGCAATACCACCGGATGGTCAGACAATCCCGCGCTCTGCCTTGCCTGGTACCTCACCGCGCCCTTTGGCTGGAAGGCATCCTGGGATGATATCGACATCCCCGCTTTGATCGCCGCCGCCAATATCTGTGATGAGCTTATCGGCACCCGCGCCGGCGTTTATGAAAAGCGCTACACGGTCAATGGCCGTGTCTCCCTTGGCGAGGGGAAAATCGCGATTACGCGCAAGCTGGTGGCCGCCATGGCGGGCGCGTTGGTGGTCTCAGGCGGGCGGTTTTTTGTTCATGCGGGCGGTCCTGCGCTGCCTGTCACCACGCTCAATGCCAATGCGCTGCGCGGCGATGTCACCATCCAGGGCAGTCGGCCGCGCCGGGATCTCTTTAACGGCGTGCGCGCGGTTTATGTGGACCCGGCCAAGAACTGGCAACCGACCGATGCACCGCCGCTGCTTGCCGCGAATTACGTCGCCGAGGATGGCGGCGAGGCGATTTACCGCAGCATGGAATTTCCGCTGACGACTTCGGTGGCGACCGTGCAGCGCATCATGAAGGCCGAACTGGAACGCAACCGTCGCCAGCGCGAAGTGGCCTTTCCGGCCAATCTCTCCGCGCTGCGACTGCGGCCCTGGGATAGTGTGACGCTGGCGTTGGATCGGCTGGGGCCATTCCCAGCGCGGGTGACGGGCTGGCGGCTGGCACCCTATGGTGGCGTGGATCTGACCTTGGCCGAGGAAGATCCTGCGATCTGGGATTGGGACCCTGCCGTGGATGAACGCGCGACCGGCGATAGCCCATCGGTCGTCCTGCCCAACCCGGGCGTGATTGCCGCGCCGGCGACGATCAATGTGGAGACACCGGCGGGTGTTAGCTTTGCCGCAATGGCGATTTCCTGGGCGGCGGTCGGCAGCGCCTATCTCTCCGGCTATGAATTGGAATTCCGCCCGGCCTCCGTGGCGGCCTGGCAGGGCTATGGCGGGGCGCTGAGTGCCACTGCGGCCTCCATCGCCACCAGCGAGCCGACGGCGTTCAGGCTCCGCGCCGTGGCCCGCAGTGGCGCGGTGTCCGGCTGGCAGGAGGCTGCCATCCCTGGCGGCGTCACCGCGCTGGCAGCGCTTGGCATTGCGGGCGGTGTCCGGCTTTCGGGGATCCTGCCGCCAGAGGTCACGCGGTTGCAGGTGTTTGAGGCGAGCAGCGCCAATCTTTCGCAAGCCACAAAGCTGGTCACCGAGCCCACCTCGCTGCCCTGGGATCGGCTTGGACTGAATGCCGGCGATGCCCGTTGGTATTGGCTGCGGTCGGTCTCGGCCGAGGGCAATGTC